TGATGCAAGCCTTTAAGTATTAAACACCCCGTAACCGTTTATTTAAGCATCATCCCATTCGCCAACTAGGTCTTCTAGTTTAGGCTCGTTCGCCACAGGGGCTTTCTTAGGGGGAGCTTTCTTTGGTTCTTCAATAGCTTCTACTTCTACCGCTTCAACTTTTTCAGCTGCTGGTGCTAACAATGCGTTCTTTAAAGAAGGCTTATCTTTAACACCATCCGTTTGAGCAACCGTTAGCGTAATCGCTTGGATTGCTTCTTTAGAATCTTTCAACTCTTGGATTTTGTTAAATTCGTCTTCAGTTACAGGACGCACAGGTTTAAATACCAGCTTCGGTGTGGGACTTGCTGTGTCAAACCGCATCTCGGTAACAACCCCAGTAATAGGAGTACCGTGATTTTTCAGATGACGAGCGTATGCCTGTAAGGGTAGCTTACCTTTCTCACCATCACCGAATACAGAAGTAGGCGGCAATACGAGTTGATACACTTCACCTTTGTCGACTTCGCCATCAACAACTACTGCTAAACGTTGTTGGTAACGGCAGGCACGGCTATCACCTTGACCAGAACCCTTGATGTTTTGTGGGCAAGCTAAGCAGGTGGCTGCTTGCTTATCTTTGACCTTTTCATCAGGACGTTGGCTGTCGGATGACCAGCAAGTGGGGGATACGGCTTCACCTTCGGTATAGCTTCCAGCGTAATAAATACGGGATACTTTCGATGCAGCTTTGACAATCACTACGTTCATAGAACGTTCTTCAGATACACGGAACTCTTTACCACCAATAAACTCACGGAATACACCGCCTTTGATGGAAATGCGACGAGAACCTAAACCACCACCGTCACTTGTACCAGCTAGGGCATTGGTTGCATCATCTGTACCTTGTAAATAGGCAGGTAAACCACCTTTAAATAGAGCTAAATCACTCATGCTAATTCTCCTTAAATATCTTCATCAGGGTTAAAATTAAGAGCCATTTGGGCTGATCCTGCAGGTGCTTGCACCGTTAGGCTACCGTTGGCTTCTTCTCGTACTAGTTCTCCGCCGCTCAGTTTTCGTATGGCTTCTTCCACCTCACTAATTTTGAAACGGTATACACCGCCAATCTTCAATGCGGGGACTAAGTCTTGTCGAATCCATGCACGGACGGTCGATACAGACACGGCAAAATGCTTAGCCACATCTTCTATCGGGACAAACGTTTCATCCACCATCACTTACTCCTTTTTATAGTTACCGAATATTCGCTATTCGCATTCAATCCTGGCGGAAGCATGTCAGGATGCTCTTCCAAAAAAGCCCTCATATTGGTTTGTTGAAGCCGCTTCTCCAATAAGTCAGGCACACCATGTTCAAGAATAAACTTGTGCATGGATTCCCAATCTGACGTTGCATACGTAGTCCTTACGGTACGGTACACAATGCCAGCTTCAGTTCGTAAACTTTCAGCGCCTATCTCTTTCATGTGGGCGAGGATGGCTGTTTTTACAGTCTTCATATCCTGCTCAATCTTGGAGACTTTCTCCTCAAGTTCGTGAGCTACTTCAGCCTTTTTATCCCGCATCTTGATGTAGATACGAGTCAGCTTTTCTAAAGGCACTTCTGCCTGTACTGCTACTTCGTCTGTCATAACATTCTCCTGTTAAAACAATAGCGGCTTTGTATTATTCTCGCTATTGGTACAAACACTATACTATCAAACTATTACTTATTCAAGTAAATTCTTGTAAAGCTCAACTAACTTTACGTGATCTTCAATGCGGTTGTCAAGCATTTTATATAGGTGTTTCTCCGCATTTGAACCTTGTAATCTCACTACCGTAACTGGATGCCGCTGCCCCGCTCTATGCGCCCGTGCATTGGCTTGGGCATATATTTCTAGGCTTGGGGTAGGCCCCCACCAAATAACCGTGTCAGCAGCCGTTAAAGTGACTCCATGAGCTGCCGCTTGTGGTTGAATAAGTAAAATACGTGGATTAGGGGTTTCTTGAAAATTCTTGAAAATCTCGGTGCGCTGGTTGTGGGGTACATCGCCGTTAATAATCTCGGTGGTAAATCCATCGGCTCTTAGCCTTTCCGCCAAAACCTTGATGGTATTTTTAAAGGGTACAAAAATAAGAATCTTCTGCTTGGTTTCGTCAATAACTTCGTGCATAACTTTGTAACGGTTCTTGATGTCAAATTCTAGGGTCTCACCCGAATCCGAATACACTGCGCCACAGGATATTTGTAGGAGTTTGCTCATTCCGACTGCAGCATTTACTGCGGTAACTTGTTCGCCCACTGCGGACATAACCAACTGCTTGCGTAGTAACTCATAGTATTTCTTCTGTTGTGGAGTGAGTTCGACTTCACGGGTTACATAAGTTAGTTCGGGTAAGTCTAGACATTCTTTTTTGGTAAATCGGATTGCAGGTTGTAAGGCTTCATGCACAATAGTTTCAGCATTAGGTCTGTTAATCCAACGGAACTGCGATACCTTATACATCACCATGTCTTTGAAAGCCGAAAAGAACTTAGGTACATTGTGGGGGCTAACCAGTTTAGCTAATCCATAGGCATCGGTAGGGGACTGAGCGGCTGGTGTACCAGTAAGCATCCACAGCCAAGTGTCATGCTTTAGTATCTTATTGAGTGTCTTCCAACGAGTCGTCTGGGCATTCTTGTATGCGTTTGCTTCGTCAATAACTACTAAGTCAAATCCACCATTAGCTATCTCGTCTTGGACAATCTCAACTCCGTCGTAGTTAATGATGACGAACTCAGCTTCAGAGTTAATTATTCGTGTTCGTTTTTCCCTGCTGCCATACGCAATATCTACATGGCGGTGCATGGCAAACTTAAATAGGTCTGCTCTCCAAGCCGAATCCATAATAGATAGGGGGCAGATAACCAGCACACGCTTGATTCGACCGAGTTTCATTAGATAGTCAGCCGCCCATATTACTGAGCCTGTCTTGCCAGTACCTTGCTCATTAAGGCAGAAGGCACGGGGATGTAGGGTTAGGAAAGAAGCGGTAGTCTTTTGGTGCTCAAATGGTCTGTGTAATCCAGGCCAGTTGTAGTGTCCCATGATTGGTGATGGGATGTTTTTTATTTGTAGGTTTTTTAAAATTCGTGCTTCATCCAAGCCCCAGTTCACGGCAACTTGGTTTCCTTCAAGCTGTTTGCTTTTTGGAATTACTGTCGTAACTTTGTTTGGGTTACGCAAATTTAATAGCAGAATTTTATTATTTATTATTTGCAACTACATTCTCCAGTGAAGCGTTAATAGAGCATAAGTGGTGTCCACTATGCTCTATCGAGTTTGTCAGTTCCCCACAGGAAATGAGTATGGTGCTGACTGGTATGGTTTAAACGGAAATGTCACCGTGATGTTCGCCACTCATACCTAACGCTTACATCTTGTAAAACGAATCTTTATCTTACATCAAATTTAAAAAAGTTCAAGCCTTTTTCTTACGTTCTCTTTTACTAGTTTCGCCAACTAAATTGCTGTTGCCATCACGTTTAAAACTACGATTCTTTGCCTTGCTCTGCACAGTAAATCCGTCTTTATTACTACCACCTTTGTCAAGTGCTTTCTTGTGGGCAAGGTCTTTACCTTCTCTACTTTCGGCAGTCTTGTCTTTATCTGTTGGACTATCGGCATGCTTCTTGTCATACTCACGACGTAGACGTTGACGTTCCATGCGACGTTCTAACTCGCCACGAGCCTTTTGTTGCTCGTATTCTTTCTTGTAGGGTCTTGGCTTATTTACATAAGGCATTTTAGTTCCTTCCGTTGTGCGGACATTCCATAACAAGGCAGTGTTTTTTGCACAATCCTGAGGGTCTAGGGTTCCATACGTTTCGTTCGTAGGCTACCTTCATCCTGTTGTACTCTGCCAACCACTTAGCCCACATCTTATCCTGTTTTTCGGCATCATACGAGTCTTTTATAAAGTTCTTTGAGATCACAAAAAACAAGGCGGCTTTGACCTTTTTAAGCTGGGGGAAGTGCTTAAACATAGCCAATGCCATCAGTTCTAGCTGGTCAGTATCGGCATACTTAGCGGACTTGCCTGTCTTATAGTCTAGGCATCTACCTTCTTCTCCGTTAATAATGGCTAAGTCAGCTACCCCCCGCCACCAAACATTGGGGTCTTTGAATCCGCATGGCTCTAGATTCTCAGTCAAACCCATCTCTAGTTCACAATGCTTATCGCCATCCAACTGCTTGAGGTTATCTAACGCACTTTTAGCAAATGCAAATTGCGGTGGAATCGGCTTACCATCTCTGATATATAACTCAGCCGCTTCATGAAACTCTTTGCCGTAGGTAATCGCCTCGGTTGGTGGCTCTTTAACGTCTTTGAGAACCCGTAGGTGGTAGTACTTCTTGGGGCATTGGTCAAATAACTTAATGCTGGAGTACGACCACGATATAGGTTTAGTCAAAATTCACCTCAATTTCCCAATCAGGTTTATTGGCGAACACAGGCATACGAGGATCGTTGGTATAACTACCATACATGGTTTTTGGTATAGCGCCTGTAATAATCCCTGCATTTACTAACGCTCTTACGTGTAAGTCTGTGTGTATTTTTATATCGTCATTACTCATCGCATCTCTCAATCAAAGCGGCATATCCGCAGATGTCTACTAAGTTATCTCTATGGGTTGGGTCATTAGCGAAGCGGGCCACTTTAACGAGCATCATCATAGCAGCAACATCTTTAGCGTTAACTTCCTCTATGTCTTTATTTAACCCTTTAAGATAAGCCTTCCACATTACAGCTATGGTGTTTAGATTTTTAGCTGGGTGTCCGTAAGCCTTCTCTCTATCGCCGTAGATAATTGCATGGGCTTCTTTTAATACTGATAATTTTACTGTTTCTTCAGTCACTGAGTTCTCCTGATATATGAGTTAAAAGTCGTACGTCTACAAAAGCGTTCATCATGTATTCGTGCGCTTCCCCAAAATGCCTATGGTTCATGGCTATTTCAAACTCTTTTAAGTTCTTTCTTGCCCTGAGTAATAAGTCTGCGTAATCAAATACTTCTTGCGTGTTCATTCTTCCTTCACCTTTCCATAAACCTGTAAAGTAACCTTCAAAACATATTGAATGTCACTGAGGCTTAACTGCCCCATTAGTTGCAGTATTTTCATAACTGCAACGTCGTTATCTAAAGGTTGTGGGTCAACTAGTTTTTCAATCATTAACAATCTCCATAAGATTTACCATATCCTGATTCACAATTTACTGGTAGCCCTTCCGCCCACTCAGGTATCCACTTCATGCACTCCTCAATGTAGGCTTGGGCTTCTAGCACTTCTTCGTCTTTAACTACACAAGCAATCGCATCGTGTACTGTCAGCACAACATCGTAACGCTTGGCAATCTTCACCATCTGCTCACCAATGATGCAACGAGCAATAGCTTGGCAGACGTTCTCAATTACTTTACCGCCGTAGATTTTGTTCCATCCATAGCGAGTCTTGTATTGATACTGCATACCTTTCTCGTCCCTAGTGGCAATTAGCTGGTCATACCGCATCAGTAAACCGCTAGGTAATCTGATACCACGTTCATTTGGAACTAAAGTCAATACACCCTTTTTACCTAAAGATGTTGTATAGCCCTTACTTAATGCTTCCAGTGCCATTTGTGCTTCTCGCCACAAGCTAGTAATGAAAGGATAAGTTTCTCGGTATACGGATATGATATGCCTCGCATCATCTTCCGATACTTCTGCGCCGAAAGTCTTGAGTTGAGTCTTAAATTTCTGCGCCCCCATACCGTACCCAGCACCGAGAATTGTGGTTTTCCCAACGAACCTTTCTTCGCTCGTAATTTCTTCCGTGCTCTTACTATAAATAGCCGATGCCATGATTTTGTATACATCTTCATGCCTTTCAAAAGCAGTTACTAAATCGTCCTGTCCAGCCAGCCACGCTAAAACTCGTGCTTCAATTTGAGCCGAATCGGCATCAATGATTGAGTAGCCTTCAGGGGCAATAATTGCTTTCTTCAGCTTTCCGCCATTAGTTCCTCGGCTGGGAAGGTTCTGCAAGTTTAGGGAATCACTACCACCCCACCTTCCCGTGTGAGCCGCATAGTATTTTAGGGGAACTGGCATCAATCCTCTTTTGGCAATACCGATGAATCTTTCTGTTCGGGTTTCCTCAAGGGTTGACTTCGTCCCCAATCTAGCGGCAACGAGAGTTTGAACTCTAATATCAGGGTGTTCAGCCAATGCTTTAAATTCTTCATCATTTTTCGCCAATGCAAAAGTTTCTTTACCTGTGGTTAGGCTAGTCTTCATAGGCGGTTCAACACCTAAGCCTTTAAGTAACTCAGCAAACTTCGGGTTACTAGCCAATTCACCCTTGTCTTCAATACCAGCTTCTTCTAGTAACTTCTCTTTCTTTTCCTTAACATCGCTAAGGTGCATCTCTAGTAACGTCAAATCCAAATCTAGAATCGGTCTTGTAAACATCCGAGTAGTCAAGTCAATCAACTTCATCTCGTTCTTCGGAAAGCCCTTCTTAATCATGGCACTGAATAACTTATAGGTTAGTTCTACGTCATTAACACAGTAGTCACCATATCTATTAAGGTCTTCTTCTGTAAAGTCCACTCGGTTTTTACCTGAAGCAGCAATAACCTCATCACCCTTAACACCTAGTTTGTATCTTTC